AACCAGAAGCTATTGCCTCTGCGCTTGGTCGTCTTGGGATTCAAGCTGGCGCTGCTCAAAGGCCAGAAATTCAGGCAATGTTCCCAGAAGCTACAGAAGCTACTACGGAAGTTAGTGACGTAGATCGACAAATTGAATCGCTTCGAGCTGAAATTGAAACACTCAAAGGCAGTGCGCCAGCGTCTAATACCGTTGTCAAAACTCCTACAAAGCAAAACATCAGCGCATTGATTGCTGAACAGCCACCTATAATCAGAGCAATTATTGATACTGAGTCTAGTGGTAATCCAAAAGCTAAAAGCGAAGTTGGGGCACTTGGTTTGATGCAACTGATGCCAGGGACCGCTGAAGAACTAGGTGTAGATCCACTAGATCCAGTGAAGAATATTGATGGTGGTACTCGCTATTACAATCAAATGAAAAAGCAGTTCCCTGATATGAAAGTAGCTCTTGCAGCTTACAATTGGGGACCAGGCAACATGGCAAAGGCAGTCGCTAAAGTTGAAAAGAAGGGACAAAAACCTACCTGGCAAAACATATTGAAATACAATTCTGTACCTACTGAAACGGAAGAGTACGTTAAACGAGTAATTAAAAAGCTAAATCAACTAGAGGCGTAATATGGCATGGTCGGGTGGAACTTATACCAAAGGCAATAACGTAAGCGGCGGTTGGGTCGGAGATGCTTCTGTTGGTATCGGCATCGAGGCAGGACGGCACGATACGCAAGACAACGACTTTGCAACCGGTATCAATACCTGTCTTACTAAAGACGGGCAGAACGCTGCTACCGCTGACTTGCCGATGGGTGGGTTCAAGCATACCAACGTAGCTACTGCGACTGCACGTAACAACTATGCTGCTGTAAGCCAAGTGCAAGACGGCGATTACATTTGGCTAGGTACTACAGCCGGCACTGCTATAGCAATGACCGCTTCAGCTACTCCTGCAATTACAGCGTACAAAGCTGGTCAGAAGTTTAGGATGATAATTGGTGCAGGACTAGGATCTACTGGCTCTGTCGCTACCGCTGCAACAATCAACATTAACGGTATTGGCGCAAAGAATATCGTAAATAACGAGGACTCCACAAATCCTACACTTGGAACATGGGTAGCTGCTGCGTTAATGGAGCTTGTATACGATGGTACGAATTTTAGGATTACTAATGATCCTGGTGGATGGTTGACGTATACGCCTACTGTAACACCGACCGCCGGATCTGCTTCGGCAATAACAACTTCTAATTCACAATATCGAAAAAAAGGAAAAACAATTTTTCTGAATTTTACTATTGGATGGACTCAAAATACAGCGAATGCTGGAACGGCAACTTGCACTTTGCCGGTAAATGCAAATAGCAACGGTGAAACGGGCTCAACTTTTATAAATGGCACTTTTTCGGGATGGAGCTTTATTAACGCAGCCACAACACTGCAAATAACGAGATACGATTCTTCAGCAGCTGGATTCCCAATTGGTGGATGTTCTGTTCGTTTTACAGGATTTTATAGGTCAGTATAATTATGAATTACACTAATTTACTTATAATTCCGCTTGTTCCTGGTAATTCAACGGACGAGGAAATCCTTTTTTCAATCCGCACCTATCGCAATAATGAATTACAAGCTTCCGACTGGACTCAACTACCCGACGTAGACCTTGCAAACAAATGGGATTGGGCAGTCTATCGCCAATTATTGCGGGACATGATGGCGCAGAACGAAGACCCTAAACTGATCGTCTTTCCCGAGCCACCAAAGTGAAAACGCTCAGGTTGATTCGAGTTACAGAGCATGCCGGCGCTACGTTCGGTGTGCTTTGTATCAATGAAGCACCTGAGTTTGTCACTGTAGAGGACGCTTGGCGGGACAATGAAACCAAAGTGTCCTGTATCCCGGTCGGTCGTTATAAAATCGTGCGGCATAAATCGCCTCGTTTTGGAGCTGTATACAAGGTCTTAGACGTTCCTAATCGAGAACATATCCTAATCCATGCCGGCAATACTCATCGAGATACAGAAGGCTGTATTCTATTGGGTATGCAATACGGTAAAGTCGGTCCTGATTCTGCTGTCCTTGCAAGTCGTTCTGCTTTTTTGCAGTTTATGGAAGCAATGAAGGATACTCCGGAAGCGCAATTGATGGTGATTGATGCTTATGGTGGAGGCCGGGTGCATTGACGGAGCAAGATTTTACCCAAGTAAAGACGTGGCTTGATATCGCTGTGAAAGCAGTGATCGGCATTGTTATATCCATTGTCGGCATGGATTACCGCAGTGTGAAAAACTCTTTGAAAGAGCTGGAAGAGTCTAAGTACCGAGTCACGATGGAAGTGCAGATTATCCAAGCGGAACTTACTCATATCAAGAATCAAATTGACCGCATGGATAAGAAGCTCGATAAGGTGTTAGACAAATGAAACTCTTGATTGTGTTGTTAGCACTTATGGCTACTGCACAAGCTCAAGCACCTAGTTACTTATCCCTCTGCCACCCAACTACCGATTGCAAAGCTCTTAAACGCACCTGGCGTGGGCAGGATACCATTACTACTGGCTGGCTTGAGCAAACGTTTGGTTCAAAATGTAAATGCGCTGACGAGCTTTTGGCGAGCCGTAAAGCCAAGGTCATACGAGTACATTTAATTAACTCGCCATGTATGCGTAACGGTAGGTGCGGGAAGTATGAGGTGCTACATGGCGAAACAGCAAACTCTGCTAGTAAAAAGGTAATCAGAAGGAACCGTCAATTTTTGCATAAGTTTGACAGAGTAGTACGAAGGTTTAGAAATCGATTAATAAGAGCGACTGGTAGTGTGCAGTGTTATGTGTCGCCCTGCTTAGAGTGTGATCTTAATGGAAAAGCTCGAAAACATCTTGCCACTCGTGTATCTGATATGTTGCCTGGCTGTGTCATTGTGGATAATCCTTTCGGATCCGCCTGTTTGCCTGGGTATGTCTGTGAGAAACACGGAGCAAGTCCTAAAATCGCTGCGCCATGTATAGTCGATTTAGACGGTGTTGACGGGACAGATATTAACGTTGACAAGTTTGCCGCTCGTTATCGACACTGTGACATAACCTTTTATTGGGAACATTGGATGAACTGTATTCGAGGTTCGTTTGTTGACCCTCGGAAACGTGACTGTAAGTACGACAAAAGCATGTACGATTATACAAAAGGAATTTTATGCCATTCTTTCTTGGATCAATTCTCCGCCACTTGCTCACACTAGCAGCTGGTGGCCTTCTTGGGTTAGGCGTTGCAGAGGATGACGCACACAACCTCGTTAAAGCCGTTGAGCCAGTTGTGGGTGGCGTTGTGTTATACGGCGTATCTCAGGCTTGGTCTTTATTCGATTCTAAAAAGAAACGCTAAACGTCTGTGTTAAGGCGGTAGCGCTTGTTGCGGAGTTTGCTTTCTTCCGCTGCCGCTACTGCCTTATCTGCACCAGTGTTTTCCTCAATGTATTTGACGATAAGAGCAAACTTGCCCTGTGCTCGGACTTTATCGAGCTGTAGTTTGAATTGTTCTTTAGCTTGTTTCCGCATGGCTTCTGCAATGCTCTCATCATTGTATAGCTCGCAAGCTAAGTACGTCAGGTTAAACGGTGATGGGTATGGATCAAACAAAAACCATCGTAGCCTAGAAAAGTCTCCGATTGTTTTGTGATACATCACGTTTTTACGATCACATTTTTGTTCATGTAATATGGTTCGCATACCAACTTGAGATAATCCCTCTAGTCGGTCAAAAAAGAAGCAATAGTCTTTTAGTGCCCGTTCGATTACGGCCAGCCACAAAGTTCTCTCTGGAAAGTCTTGAAAAATTTCTGCTTGTTCCATGTTAAGTGTTAGTTCTCTTCGCATCTTTTACCAAAGCGATCCAGTCTTCTAGGTACATTGTGACTAACCAAGGCTTGTGATTTCTGCGATGCATTACTGTTGGTACTCGGTCGTGACAATCTCTTAAGGATTGATCCATTGCGTTATCAACATTTAGCTTTTCTACTCTTTTGCATTCGATATGAAACTGATGCAGCTCACTGCACTCTACGTCAGAATCGCCAGCAGCGCCGCAGAATTGTTGAGTACGCCTAGCCGTAAAGCCGTGTTCCCTTAGCTTTGATGCCAGTTCTCGCTCTCCGGCGCTGCCTTTTTGTTTACCGTTTGTCATGCTCTTTGTATCAAGTTATGAAACTGGCTTAGTAGTATTGGGACTTTTGGTGGGTTGTCTCCAAATCGTCTGATCACATTCTTGCAAAACTGCTCGTCAGTGTAAGCGCAAATTAGTTCGGTATCTTTTCCCGCTGCCAGTGTAACTAAAAACTTGCGTCTGCGGTAATATTTTTCTGCTAGCTCGTCTTTTATCCCCTCGACAATGAGTTGTTTGGAGTGATTGTCAATCTTGCGAATGCCGTCCAAGACTTTGCGGAGAGCGGAAGAGTTATCAAACTCAAACTTTAAGTTAATAGGGTGATACTCAACAAAAACACCGTTTACTAAAAAGTCGATGGTCTTGTTATACCCGACACCAATTTGAAACGTTGTACCGTTTTGTAACTGAAAGCCTCGCACGTAGCGTTCTAAGAGCATTCCACAAGCGTATTCAGATTTAGACGCAAATTTTATCGGTGTTTCGGGAATGTGGGGAAGGCGAGGTATGAAGTCTCTGCTAGGTTCCATTGCGACTATAATGCAACGGATTGTGCCACTAGCCTATCTGTAAAAGGTTTCGTCTGTGTTAGCTACAGACCATCTATCGCTGCTTTCAGCCTGAAATATTGTGTCTATTGTTTTGTATTTTCGGTGGGCTGCGTTGGGTGCGTTACCAATAAAAAACGCATCTTTGAAACAGACACGATTGGTCGGCAAGCAACAGATCCGTCCGTCATCGAGCAGTATGATATGGCCACATTTGTTTTGTTCGGGCTGGTGCAAGAAACCTGCGGTAGTATCGCAATCAGCCAGCCAATCGACCGTACAGTAGTACGTACCAGACACCACAGATTTGTTTTTAAGCAACACATCACACTGATAATCTTTCAAGAAATCAAAAACCGTTACGATTGGCTTAAAACTAAAGCAATCCCAAAGCTGTAAGTCCTCCAGGTTAGTTTCTGCAACAGTTGGCTCGTCATGTAACAACCAGTGAAGAGGAATGTGCCTAAAGTGTGCTCCTGATTCAAGCAGAACGTGAAACTGTAACGCTCGTCCTTTGTGCGATATGATTGCAAATGCATACCCTTTTTCAAATCCTGTTGCCGTTTCGTCTTGCGTTAAAAACTTTGCTGGTATGAGGATTTTGAGTGGCGGGATGTTTGCGTTCATTTCTTCTTTTTCTTTTCGGCACCCTTAATCTTGCCTTTGTTTACCGTCGCATAAAAGACAGAATCGCCTTCCTTTTTGCCGTAGAACTTTTCCATCGACTCTCGGATTTTTAGACCTTTTTTTGTAAGCGGCATGATTGCTCCTTTTTAAGCATAGTCTCGAAAAGTTTAGCATCTGATGCTACTTTAGCCGATTGGGTTTTAACTGCTGCTTGGTGTGCTGCTTGTAACTCGCGCCAGAACTGCTCCTGGAAGAGTTGTTTAACGGATTTAATCTGACTCATGGCGCTCCATGTAGAACCCTTGACCGGACAAGGTGTGTACCTCGACAGCATCACAGTGCAACACCCGCTCGATTAGTAGCTTGGCCATTTCGTGAGGCTCTACGTTGTAGTGCTCGTCAATCAGCGCTCGAATGTCGGGTCGTGGCTCGTAACGGAACTCGTAATCGTCGTTTTCACGGATGTGCAGCACCACTTCCCATCGACCGTCGGTTATTTTGTATAGCGAGTAAAGTTTCATATTAATATGCAAAAATATCAGTGGTTAAAACAGGTTGAGGAATACGCCAGTAGGGATTATTGATCGGTTGACCAGAACGATTCTTGTCTACCCAATACTCCGGGCATTTTGCTTCTTTACCAGTCAACCAACCAACAATTTTTAGGTCAGGGTACATACCAACTACGAGATAATACCGCCGATCATCATAATCCCGTGGCCTGATGATCAACGGTCCATCGGATTTAATCGTGCTGCGTACCTCTATGTTTGACCCTACATCGGCCACAGTTCGATTACGACTGGCCACGTTGCAGTATAGACCAAGAGTTTTACCTACAAATGCCTCGGCTATAGCGCCATGAATGTCGTGCGTAAACGTATCAACGGTAATATTTCCGTTGTTATCCTTTGCGCCTCTTTCAATGGCCCTAAACCGTCTCTGTAGGCCCGCTACAGCGGCGTTGAAGGCTTCCCCATGATCTAATCGTCCAATTGCGTCCATGACCGTCCTTGCAGCTTAAAAAGGGATATCGTCGTACTCTTCGTGCTTTGCTGCTGGTCCTGGCTTACCTTGGCCGCTCGCAACACCTTCAGCTTCGTGTATCTGTCGGTCTAAGTTTCTAGCGTCACGCCATTTGTCGACCTGGCTTAGTAGCTCACTCAGAACCGTAAGATCGTCTGGGTACCAGTACTTACTTTCCTTGTATTCGCCGCTTGTCTTGTCTTTGTAGGTTTTGCGGAACGTGTAGCTATAGCCTCGCTCGTTTTGCCACGCTGCTATGTCTATCCCTTTCATTCGCCATGATTGTGCTGGTTTTGCCATGTTGTCTCCTATAAAGATTGCGTTACTTATCGCAACCTAGTACACTCTTAGACATGACACAAGACAAAAACGAATCAATTATTACACCGATGCCGGAAAAATATGTTCCGATAAAGGTTGTGTGCCAACACTTTGACATTTCAGAAACAACAGTGCGTAAGCTGATAAAGAAAGGCTTACCTCAATTAAGAGTAGGTATTGAATATCGGTTTAAGATTTTGGATGTAGAGCGTTGGTTGATGGAACAAAAGAAATAAAAAAAGCCACTCGATACCTTGGCGGGAAATGAGTGGCTAAAAGGAGCAATAACGTATGACCAAACTACCACACCACGGCACCTTCGCACCACTCTTTCATGCTTATTTAGACCTCGGACTGAGCTACCACCAGGCAGCTTTGATCACTTACATCGAGAAATGGAACAGAGGTGGAAACGAGTGTTTCGCTTCAGTAGAAGAAATTGCAACTGAATTGCGACTAACGTATCGAACGATGCGTAGGGTTATAGACCGTTCTCTTGCTCAAGGCATAATCACTGGCAGCGTTGGCGATAAAGGTAGAGCAAGGACGTTGAGGATTGTTGACTCATTCCTGGCTAAGGTTGAGGCCGAGGCCGCTAAACAAGAATCTGAGGCCAAAAAGGCATGTGCTCAAAATGAGCAGATAGGTGTCCAAAATGGACAAGGTATGTGTCCAAAATGGACAGACCAAGTGTCCAAAGTGGACACATTAAGTGTCCAAAGTGGACAGCTACCTAGATATAACCTAGATATAAACCTAAATAAAAATATCAAAAATTCTAAAAATAATTTTGTAGATAAGGTTTATGAACTAAACCATCAAGCTCTTAATGAACTAGCAATGAAGTTTAAATTGCGTCGTAGGTTTACCATTGCCGATTAAAAGCTCCACAATGAACGCTGTGGCACGATAAGGGCCTAGGGTATATCTGAGGTAGGTCTGGAATTAGGATTGAATAGCGTTCATCCTAGAGGCTTGAAAGAAAGGTTGTGCGAAGTGGTAAGAATGTGTACATTGGAGATGCGTGATCTAGTCCATCATGTCTCCATGCCCTCTCGTCAGTAAGCAATTACCGGCGAGAGGTTTTTTTATGGCTGAGATGGCAGGATTCGAACCTGCGACCCGGTGATTAACAGTCACCTGCTCTACCAACTGAGCTACATCTCATTTTAACTAACTTATTCTTTTTCTGTTTCGGTAAACAGATCCGTGACGTGGTCGAGCAACCAGAACAAAGCATCTCTTTGCCCTAGCTCAAATTCACCTTTCGGCTCTCCAAGCATTGTATCCACTCGTTCTACAAAAGCGTTCACGTAAATCTTTAGCTGTTTCGCTCCCGCCATATACGCAATTTGATAATCTTCAACCGCTTGTGCCCGATTACGGCGCGGACAAAACTCAGTACTAAATTCCAAAGCGTCTTTTTCCAGTTGTCCTTTAATGTCCATGACTTATGTACCATTTAATAGCCTTTGCAAGCGCATCTTTTAGCGACTCGCGATTTGATTTTGCAATTTTTACAAACTGACTAAACACCTCCAACTGTACATAGACAGTTTGTCTTTTGTAGCCAGCTGGAGGTGCGTCGTAAGATTTGCGGTCAGGTATTTTCTTCATTGCTATCAACTACATATTGCGTTAACCGTTCCAATCTGAATTTGGTTTTAAGCCTATTTTCAGAAATTTCTACGGCACCATTTTGCAACAAATACTCCCTAGCCGCTTGCCGTTTTGTCTCGTCAAGCAAGGATAGGTCATACGTTGTTGGTGTTAGTTTGCCAGGTGCTACAGCTTGCACGATTTTGGCTACATCACCCTCAAGGACTTTCTTATGACCCACAATCTCTCCCGGTGTCCGACCAGTCTTTTGCGGAGATTTTACCGATGCTACTGCGGCGTTACCGTCACAATCCTCTGGAGCTATCCCACAGGCCGACATAAGCCCATAGCGCCTTGCATAGGTCAAAGCTGAGCCAAAACCGTGGGCATCTTGTTTTGCGGCTGGTACGTGTAATTTCCCGCACGAAAGTGATTCACCCGATTCGTGTATGAAAATGGTTTCTACTAATGCGCCATTATTACACTCGTGTACCGTTTGAATTAGCCCTATTCCGTTATCGTTTAATGCGTCTATCACTGCCTCGACACACGCCGACAAATCAGCATACTTCGACCTGAAATGTGGGTTAGTGCTAGTCTTTAGCGCAGGACCAAACGCCTTTTGCGCTTTGACAAAAGCTGAGTAAATCGTTTTCATTATAGGCCTCCGAAATTAAATACAGCCTCGTCTATTTGTTCCAGGAGATTTTCTGGGTGTACGTTGGTTTCTGCGGCAATCTGATTCCAACCGTCCTCTGGTTCCAGAACTAATCTGTCGCCGTCCTTACTAGCTATTACCCAAAATTCTACATCGTTGTGTTTCATAAGTAGACGCCAATCGCCTAACTGTAATATGTCCATTTTTGTCTCCATTTTCGTTTCAATCTCAATTTTCCAAAATATTTTTGGGATCGAGAAATTACCCATACTATGTGTATACACTATGCGTACATAATGCACACTACCGCTTTTTAGGTTTTTGAGGGGTCAGAATCACATCGTGCTCGCTGTCCACTTGCTCAGTGATATACTCCACGCCGTGTAGTAAACTACGATTGCAGCCGTAGTGAGCCGTCTCACACGTCAACGTATGCAACGTCCTCTCACACGCCACTAGTATAAGACCGATGGTAACCGGCACACCGACGATCATCGATGTAATTAAAAACCACGACCAAAGTTTATTGACCATCTTTAGTTTCCTCTCTGCTTGCGATTAAGCCTTTCGACAACGTCTCCCATACTGACAGCTTCCGTGTCTCTTGCTCACGTTGTTGCCAATAGGCCGTATTGCCGTTTGGCCTAGCTGTTTTAGCTTGAGCCACCATCCCCACTACGCCGTCATGATACGCACGAATACCCTCCGGTGTGCCGTAAATGACGACACCATCCGACAACAATCCGCACCCTGATAAAAGACAACACAAAGCACCAGCGCATATAATACGCATAAATCCCTCCTATTTTGTTGTACTACTAATCACTAATCAGAATTGACTAGCTAAATGAACGCCACGTATGGCGCTCTAAAGCTACTCACTTTCCAAGTATCCAAGGTCGATCAGGTGCGCCATAAGCGTCATTAGGTACGACTTCTATTGTTTTTTGCTTGTAGTATGGGTCCATAAAACCAGTAGCAGCTCGATACGGATCGAACTGTTGCCGCTCGGTTTCAACGACTGTGTAACCGTTGCGGTAAGCACCATTCGCCACGCCGTAATAATTCGGCGGAGCAGGAACACCAGGCACTACTGGCACGACTTGGTCAGGGACAAGACCAGGAATGTCCTCAATCCGCCAATCTTGAGCCGTTGCGACCGAGGGAATTAGTACAGATAGCAAAATATAGGTTTTCATCGTGTAGCCTCGCGGATCTCAGGTGGTCGTTGATAGTATTCTGCTACGCCGCACAGAGTAACTCCTGCGCATAGCAATATCGTGACGATTATCGCGTGTAGTGCGTCTATAAATGTTTGTTCCAATTCGTCCATAGTCCGTGTCTCCTGTTAGTCGTTATCGTTAATCGCTCACCGCATCATCGTAACAACTCAAACCAAGTTCGTTTAGGTTGCGTGAGATCGCTTCAGCTTGAGCAAGGGGAGTACCAGTACCGTTGTCGTATCCGATATAAGCTGCTTTCGTACCGCTTCCGTACGCATTACCAATATATCTGACGCCACAAGCGGCCATTGACTTCTTAAAAAGATTCAACGTTTTTCTATCTTTAGTAGAGAGGCACACATAAGCTCGGCCGCAACCGCATCGAGGACCGTTACCCTTCACTGCTAGTCCATTTTGAATTGCTGCAATTATGTCGTTAATGTTCATAGTCCGTGTCTCCTTAGTTAAACTTTTCATCGTTCATTAAATTTTCAAATACCTTGTCAGGGATATCTTCGTAGTATCGAGCACGAAAGATCGAAACACCCGCTTCCCTACATAATTCAATACGCTCCCGCATAGATGCGTTAAGCCAATGTTCGGTTACCGCCGTATATTGTTCGTTAGAATAGGCTTCATCGTCATACACAGGGTAGTTATCAAGCGCTCTGGCTATTTCTACGCATCGGTCTAATAGCTCTGTCGGAGCGTCCCGACTAACCATTAGATATTCTATCCACCCGCAAGCCCAATGTTTGTGACGTATTATTTTAACGTGCTCACCCTCTCCACCTAGATCCGATAGGATCGTTTTGAAATTTACTAGCTCTAGTATTGATGACTCCCTATTCTTTGAGTAAATACAGTAGCCAGTCGGGATAGTTCCGATAAAGTTACGGGTACTATCGAACCCTGTTGGATGGCCCCATTTATCAAGGCATTCGTCGTAATACGTGCGATCAATGTTAGTTGTCATATAGTCATATCTCCGTTGTTGTTAGTTTTAGTTCGTTTGATA